AAACCTTGTATCGGGTTTTCTTTACGGCGGGGACGGAGAGGACTGACCCCGCCAGAAATCAGAAAGGCTTGCGTGGGCCTGTCCTATCTGCTGCGGACAGGGGTTGACTACTTTATGGGGCTGTCCATAGAGGAACTGCAAGAACTGGCGGAGGAGGCGATCAAGCTATATGGCAAAAGGAAAAACCTATGAGCTGGCGCTAAAGATCGCCGGCAGAGTGGACAGCTCTTTGAAAAAAGCCTGCCTGGACGCAGACGAAAACCTGGGCAAGCTGGCCAAGACAGCGGAAAAAATCGGGAAAGCCGCCAAGGTGGCCGCCGGCATAACTGCGGCGGCGGCCACCGCGGTGGGCGTAGCCGCTGTCAAGTCCTACACAGAGCATGAGCAGGCCGTGAACAGCATGGCAGCGGCCACCGGAGCCGCCGGCGAGGAGCTGGAACACCTCCAGGCCGCCATGGAAGGCGCCTATCAAAATAATTTTGGGGACAGCCTCCAGGACACGGCGGACGCCGTGGCCATGGTAGACCGCAATCTGAAAAACATATCCCCGGATGAAATCCAGGAGGCCACGGAGGCAGCCCTGGCCCTCCAGGACACTTTCGAGTATGGCGTGGAGGAAAGCACCCGCGCCGCGGCGGCCATCACAAAGAATTTCGGCGGATCCGCAAAAGAGGCGTTCAGCCTGATCGCGGCGGGCGCGCAAAACGGCCTGGACTATTCCGGGGAGCTGATCGACACCATCAACGAATATTCCAGCCAGTTCTCCAAGCTGGGCTTTACGGCAGACGGCATGTTCCAACTGCTGCAAAGCGGCGCGGACAGTACGGCGTGGAACCTGGACAAAGTGGGCGACGCCATCAAGGAATTTAGCATAAGGGCCATTGACGGGAGCGACACCACGGTGCAGGCGTTCCAGGATTTGGGCTACAACGCCAACGCCATGATGGAAACCTTTGCCGGCGGCGGAGAGGACGCAAACAAGGCGTTTTTCGATGTGTTAAACACCCTGATGGACATGGACGATCAGGTGAAGCGGGACGCCCTGGGCGTGGCCCTGTTCGGGACTATGTGGGAGGACCTGGGCGCGGAGGCCATGCAGGCCATGGCGGACGCCTCCACGGCGGCCTATGACACCCAGGGGGCGCTGGAGCAGATCAACTCTGTGCGGTACAACGACCTGGAAAGCGCCATGCAGGGCGTGAAACGACAGGCGGAGGGGATCCTGTGGACCATCGGGGAGCAGCTGGAGCCGTACATACTGGACGGCCTGAACTTCCTATCGGCAACAGTTATCCCCAATGTGCAGACCGCTGTGGAAAAGCTGGGCGGATATGTGCAAAGCAATATCATTCCGACGATCAAGACAGCCGCCCAATGGATCGGAGAAAACAAGGACATGCTGCTGACCCTGGCCGGGGCTATTGCCACCGCCATGGGGGCATTTATGGCCCTGCGGACAGCGGGACAAGCGGCGGGAGCCATTAAGGGGATCGGCACGGTATTGGGCACGGCAGTCAAGCAAGGCGGCCTCCTGAAAACCGTGGTGGGACTGCTGGGCGGCCAATTCACCATCATTATAGCAATTATCGCGGCGGTAGCCGGCGCCTTTGTGATCCTGTGGAACCGAAGCGAGAAATTCCGCACCGCGGTTATGGGGATCTGGCAAAGGGTCCAGCCACTCATACAGGCATTTGGCAATCTGGTGAGCCTGATCGCCACCAGCCTGGCGCCCGTCCTGTCCAATCTGGCCAGCGTCGTTCTGGCGGGGCTGGAGGCCGCTTTTGTGGCATTTGCCCCCTATATCGAAAATGTAATTGCCATCTTAACAAGCCTAATCGAGTTTGTAACCAATGTATTTTCGGGCAACTGGGGCGCCGCCTGGCAAAATATTGTGGATATTTTCGGCAATGTTTTCGGGATGATCGTGAACCTGGCGAAAGTTCCCATTAACGCGGTGATCTCTGCAATCAACTGGGTTATTTCCAAGATCAACAGCATTTCTGTGACGATCCCGGACTGGGTGCCGGGCGTGGGCGGCACAACCCTGGGCTTTAATATCCCGACCATTCCGGCCCTGGCCGCCGGCGGTATTGCAACGGCCCCCACACTGGCCATGATCGGTGAGGGAGGAGAGCCGGAGGCGGTCATGCCGCTGTCCAAGCTGGCGGCCCTGCTGGACGAATGGACCAAGCCGAAACCGCAAGGCGGCGGAAGCCCGGAGGACGGTGACGGGGACCGGATCGTGTGGTCCCCTGTGTTCAATTTCTACGGCAACACCACCAAGGAGGAGGCCGTGGAAGCCGCCCGCATGAGTTTTGCGGAGTTCAAAAAGATGTACAAGCAGATGAAAGCCGAGGAGCGGCGCAAAAAGTTTGCCCCGGCGTAAGGAGGCCCGCACATGGCAAAAACCTACACCACCCAACAGGGGGACGCCTGGGACGCTATCGCGCACAAGGTATATGGAAGCGAAACATATACAGGCTGGCTTATGCAGAACAACCTCCCCCTGCTGGATATTTTCGTATTTGAGGCGGGGGGGGGGGGGGCAGCACCCGGCCCCCCCGCGGGGGGGGTCCTGCAAACACCGGACCCGCCGGAGGATGACAAGGCGGAAAACCTGCCGATCTGGAGGACGGGAGCATGAGAACACGCAGCGCGGCGGTGGATCTGACCTGGAACGGCGCGGCAGTAAAAAGTAAAATGCTGGGCCAGACCACGGAGATCACCTACACGGACCCGGCCAGCGGAGAGGCGGACAGCCTGGATATTGCGATCCATGACAGGGACCGCCAATGGACGGTGGCCTGGATGCCTCTGGCGGGCGATACGCTGGAGGCCGCCATAAAACTTTCCGACTGGGAGCGGGAGGGCGACAACCGCGCCCTCCCCTGCGGGTTTTTCATCCTGGACAATTTTGAGTTTGCGGGCTGGCCCATTACCGGGACCATTTCCGCCGTGTCGGTGCCGGCGGACGGCGCTTTTCGGGAAACCGAGCGGACAAAGACCTGGGAAAAGGTGACCGTCCAGGAAATCGGTAAAGAGATCGCAAGCCGGGCGGGCATTGCCCTGGCCTGGGATGTGGAGGGAACCCCTTTCACGATCCAGTCCATTGAGCAGTCCGGGCAGACCGATTGTGATTTTTACATGGAGCTGTGCGACGCTTACGGCTATGCCATGAAAGTGTACGCCCAAAAAATCGTGGTATTTGACCGGGAGGCGTACAAGAAAAAGGACCCTGTGCTGACCATACGGGAAACCGATATGGAGAGCTGGAGCTGGAAAAAAACCCTGGCCGGGACCTACACCGGCGGGGAGTACACCTACACGGACCCGATCACCGAGGAGGAGATCAAGGCCACTGTGGGGACTGGCACACGGATCCTGAAACAATCCGGCAAGGCGGACAACCTGGCCGACGCAGAGCGGCGGATCCGGGCGGCGGTGGACAAGGCGAACCACGGCGCCACCACCCTGTCCGTGACCATGACAGGCAACGCCGCCCTGGTGGCCTCCCAGTGTGTCACTGTGGTGGGCCTGGGGCGCCTGTCTGGAAAGTATTACATAGACAGCATTACGCACCATGTCGGGGCGGGGTACACCATGGACCTGGAGCTGTCTCTGGTGGAAGCCATGAGCGAGGAAGTGATCAAAGACGCCACCGAGCGGCTGGCCGCCGTGGGCGTCATGGCCTCCCCGGAGTATTGGGTGGCCCATTACAAGGATGTGAAAAACCTGGACGGCCTGATCCTGAACATGGCAACCCGGATCAAGGTAAACCTGGGCGGGACAAGTATCACGACGGTGGACGCGGCGCTGAAAGTGCTGACCAACACCGGGGTGATCAACTCCCCGGACTACTGGGCCACCGCTTACTCCTCCCTGGCATGGCTGGACACTCTGCTGATCAGCGCGGCCAACGCCCTGACAGCGGATTGAGGAGAACGACATGGCAAATGAAATTTTCAGGGTGGGCAAGGTTTCATCCATTGACTACGCCGCCGGCCTGGTGCGGGTGGTCTACCCCGACAAGGACAACAGCGTGACCGCCCCCCTGCCCATGCTCTGCACAGAGTACAACATGCCAAAGGTGGGAGATCCCGTCATGGTGCTGCACCTATCCAACGGGACCGAGGCGGGGCTGGTCCTGGGCCGGTATTGGTCCGGTAATAACAAACCCCCGGAGGGCGCGGAGGGCCTGTACCGCAAGGACCTGGGCCGGACGCCGGGGGAGGCCATGATCCGGTATGACGGCAGCACCCTGACCATCCAATGCGCCGGGGCCATCAAAATAGAGGCCGGCGGAGCGGTGACCATAAACGGCGCCACCATCGACCTGAACTAAAGGAGGCGGGATCCATGCCGCAGGCGGCAAGAATAACCGACGCGGTGGCGGGAACCACCGCCGGGGAACACACGGGGCATGTGCCGCCCCACTCCCCGGAACCGTTCGGCGGGGAGATCTCCGGGGCGTGTTCGGGGACGGTGCGGATCAATGGCCTGTCCGCCGCTACGGTGGGGAGTATCACCACCGAGCGGGACGGGTGCTGCGGGTCCAGCCAGGGCGCCGTGGGCGCCGGGAGCGGGACGGTACGGATCAACAGGAAGCCAGCGGCCCGCACGGGTGACGCCCTGACCGCGCACAGCGGGAGCGGAACCGTGACGGGCGGCAGTCCCAATGTGAGGATAGGAGGGTAAGCTGTGACCATTGGAACGCTGGGGCGGAACATCGTCTTTGAGGTGAGCGACGAAACTGCCCTGATCCTCCAGGAAATGACCAGGGAAACCTCCGGGCGCTGGGCCATCCATGAAACCATGGGAGCAAAACCAAAGGCGGAGTTTTTAGGCCCTGGCCTCCAGGCTGTAAACCTGACCATATACCTGTCCGCCGGCCTGGGGGTGCGCCCCCGGTCCGTGCTGGAGGCGGTGGAGGGCATGGTGGAAGCAGGGGCGGCGGAATATTTGGTTATCGGCAACAGGCCGGTGGGGAAAAATCCGTTTCGGCTGACTGGATCAAGCGAAACCTGGTCCACCATATTCAGCCGCGGGGAGCTGGTCAAGGCCGCCCTGTCCATCACGCTGGAGGAATACGCATGAATATTTCACCTTTTGATTTTCAACTGCAATTCACTTTTGCCAATGACGCCATGGCGGAGCTGGACCGCAAGCTGGCCCTGCTGTACTCCACCAGGGAGGGAACTATGCCGCTGGATCGGGAATTTGGGATCAACATGGATTTTGTGGACATGCCGCCGGAGGTGGCCAAGAGCCTTTACACGGCGGAAATCACGAAAAAGACGGCCCAATTTATCCCGGAGGTGCGGGTGCAGTCCGTCCAATGGACCCATGGCGGCGAGGGCGTATTTTATCCCAAGGTGGTGATCACAAGTGCCTGACATGTCAGCAATCGAGAACACACCGGAAATCAGTTTTATT